TTTGCTCTTCTTTTTCAGTTTGTGCTTTTGTTTTCGTTGTCATTTGTAATTTCCTCAATAGTTTCTTCTAAGTCCGATATGGCAACCTCAAGTTGCCATATCGCCCTTTCGAGTTTTTCTAATTGCTCAAGCAATGTACTCTCCATGCTTTGCTGTCATATCTTGGCAGTACTCTACCCAGATTTCATCAACAAAGTCGCCAACCAAATTGTAACCATCTTTCGATAAAGTCTTTCTAAGTTGTTTCAACAACACCTTAGACTCTGTCCAATGATGTTCACAATCACCAAAGTTGTCGATACATGCGTCATAGATCAAATCTTCTTTCTGTTGAAGTTCAATTAATGCTTGTCCTACTTTGCTCATTATTTACTCTCCATGTTCAAGCTCTTGAAAACGGCTTGAGTCAATTCTGATAAATTATCCGCGTCCAAAACTGATAAGCAAATTTCTTCCCTTAGCATTGTTTCGGTGTGGTAATAAGTGTCCAAATAAAAAGGTAAATCTTCTTTGCGATTGCTCTTCCATGAAGTAGTTTCAATCAGTTCAGAATTAATTTTTTCGTGGATAGCTTTCTCAATATCTTGAGTTACTTTTCCGCGTTCCTGATTTATTTTTTCTAAGTCAGTATTGACCCTTTTCCATTTTTCTAAAAGCGGTTTTATTTTCTTTGACTTGTAAAGATCAGACTCAATCTTAGGTAAATCTTCTTTTACCTTTCTTTCCAATCTTTTAGCCAAAGCCCTGATTTCTGTTTGATTTAGTTTCATAATATATCTCCTTAAAATTGTATTAAAAACTATGCTTAGTTTCTCATATTCTCTTATATAGATCAATAAAAAACTTACTCTCACTCAGAAAACTTTTGTACAATCAAACTTATGGCAAAACCTGAGAGCAATTTTTGGTTACAAGTCAAGAAGAATTTGAAGCAATTTCAATGGGTTAGGTTAGAGTCTTGGGCTACTCAAGGCGTTCCAGACTTGCTTGGCACGACCTCTGCTGGAAAGTTTTTTACTGTTGAACTTAAAGTAAGTAAAAGTAAGAAAGTAAAATTGTCGCCACATCAAATAGCCTTCCACAAATCGCGTCCAGAATCGCCCTCTTTTATCTTGGTAAAGACCCTCGGGGAAAGCACGTCCAAAAAATCTCAGATGTTCCTTGTTCCCTCGTCCCATGTTGATGATCTCCTCGCGAACGGCGTGTCACTTTCGTTTATGATTAAAGATTGGGAAGACCTTGGTCAACGGATCAACGACCTTGCGTCTTAGTTTGTCGCGTGGGGGGAGCGTGTGGCTTGTATGTGATCAGGATTGCCCGGGCCCTGGCTGTTGGGGATCCGGGAGGATGGCCATCGGTTAGGTCTAGAGCTGAGGAGGTCCTAAATGGAAGAGGCCGTGGAATCACGACCTCTTAGTCTTAAATACAATTTACTAATTTGGAGATTAATAAATGTAAGATTAATCTTATACGAAAGCGCACTGACGGTCAAGTTGTTTTTGCACCGCGCGCGACCGGACCAAGCGACAAGCAACTGCTTGTCGCTTGTATCTGTTAACTTTGAGGCGAAGCAGCCCCAGCGGGATCCGCCGTCACCCTGTCGCTTGTATCTGTTTGCTTTGCTTTGCTGGCTGCCAGCAGCGGGATCTGCCGTGTGAATAATTAGGTAAAAGAAAAGGGGGCGATTGCCCCCTTTGTGGAGTTAAACTCCTTAGTCAGTGAAGATAACATCAAAACCATAGTATGTTTCAAGAAACCAATCTTGTTTAACTTCAGGCCAAGCGTAACTCTTTGGCTGAGAGCCAAGAGAATATTGAACACCCCATTCGTATGGTCCAGATTCCCAACAGACCCAGATTTGACCTTTGTTAATCTCGCTATATGTCTCGTGGTCGCTAGTCATAAAGACTTCCCACTTTGGGTCCATTCCGCAATCTTCGCACTTTTTGCAAAGAGCATCATAAAGCATTTTTGCTCCCTGTTCTTTTGATAGCTTGCCATCATTTAAGTTAGGCAAGCGTTCCTCTGTAAAAACGTCATAGTGATATTCGCTCATTGTAGATTCTCCAAAGTGTTTACGTTTGTTTCGTTCATGTGCATGAGTTCCTCAACTGCGTGAGTGTCCATGTTTCCATTACTGACAACACGTACTCCATTGATGGTTAAGTCGCGCACGTCAGGTTCAATGCCACCAACCAAGTCGGCACCATTGATGTTAAGTTTGAAAATCATTTTGATCATTATTAACTCCAATTTGTATTTAAGATATAAGAATTATCCTATACCTGTGAGCGCGTGTCAACTTTTATTTCGCGCGAGGGCGACCGCCAACCGACAAGCCAGACTAATCTCTACGAGTCGTTGTGTTATAACCAACACAACAATAGACGAGTAAAAAAGAGATTAGTCTGGCTTGTCGGTTGTATCTGATACAAAAGGGGGGAACCCCCCCAAACGCCTGACTGCATATACGTATACATAGAAAAAGAAATAGACACAAAAAGGGATATCAGATAAGTTAGCACCCTGACCCCCCTAAATTATATATACGGGCAGGAGTCCCATAGCTAGAAAAAAATTTTAGTATGCAAAAAGATCAGGAACTAGAACAAGATCTAGAACAAATAGCCAAAGAGTACCCCGATGTAGCCGAAGAGCTGTTAGACCTAAGCAACGCACTCAACGCTAAAAAGAAACAAGAAGAAGCCCAGAAAAATTTTATCCCGTATGTGCAACACATGTGGAAAGATGTCATTATTGGCGATCACCATCAACGCTTTGCTAAAAAACTAGAAGGCGTAGCCAGAGGCGAGATTAAAAGACTAATCGTCAACATGCCACCGCGTCATACCAAGTCAGAGTTTGCTTCTGTTTTCTTTCCAAGTTGGTTACTCGGCATCAATCCAAAGCTCAAACTCATGCAGATTACGCACACCGCAGAGTTAGCGTTTCGATTCGGTAGAAAAGTTCGTGATCTTATCGATTCGCCAGAGTACAAAGACATTTTCCCTGAAGTTTCTTTGAAAGCAGACAACAAATCAGCGGGTAGATGGGAAACCAACAAGGGCGGTGAGGCGTTTTACGCTGGAATAGGTGGAGCAGTCACTGGTCGGGGGGCGGATTTACTTGTGTTGGACGACATTCACTCTGAACAAGACGCCATGTCACCGCGAGCCCTCGACAATGCGTGGGAATATTACAGTTCGGGACCGCGACAACGTCTCCAGCCGGGTGGATCTATCGTTGTCGTGATGACTCGCTGGTCGACCAAGGACTTAACGGGCAGATTATTGGCAAAACAAGCCGACGAAAAGGCAGATCAGTGGGAAGTTGTCGAGTTTCCAGCGATTTTTCCGGATTCAGGCAACATTTTATGGCCAGATTTTTGGAGTTTGGACGAATTAGAGGGTATCAAAGCGTCTTTACCGGTTTCTAAGTGGTCGGCGCAGTGGTTACAGAACCCAACTTCGGAAGAAGGCGCGATTTTGAAGCGCGAATGGTGGCAAACATGGGAACACGAGGACATTCCGAACATGCAATACGTGATTCAGTCCTACGATACTGCGTTTTCGAAGAGCGAAACGGCAGATTACTCGGCAATTACGACGTGGTGCGTGTTTTACCCAAGCGAGGACAGTGGTCCTGCGTTATTGCTCCTTGATGTTAAGAAAGGTCGGTGGGATTTCCCAGAACTCAAGCGCGTTGCCTTAGAAGAATACCAATATTGGGAACCCGACACGGTTATTATCGAGGCAAAAGCCTCCGGTATGCCGTTGACCCATGAACTAAGACAGATGGGTATACCGGTTGTGAACTACACGCCGGGTAAAGGACAAGACAAGATAGCGAGAGTCAATGCCGTATCGCCACTGCTTGAATCGGGCATGGTCTATGTACCAGAGACGCGTTGGGCAGAAGAATTAGTCGAAGAATGTGCGGCGTTTCCCTACGGCGACCACGACGATTTAGTGGATTCAACGACACAAGCACTAATGCGTTATCGACAAGGCGGCTTTATAGGTTTAGAATCGGACGAAGATTTAAACGATAATGAACCAAGACAACTGAAAGTTTATTATTAGGAGAGGTAAGGTATGGCGGAAAAGCCAACTAACATAGAAAGAGTCAGCGACCTAATCGATTTAGATATACAGTCGGGGGAGACAGTCGAGATCGAAGACCCCACTCCAAACGATGCAGATATAGCCGTCGAATTCAACCCCGACGGTTCTGCCGAGCTTAACTACTTCCCCGACGAACCCGAAGAGCAAGTTCCGTTCGATGCCAACCTAGCAGAGTTCATGGACGACGGACAACTGTCAGGTTTAGCCATGGAACTTATGGGCGACTTCGAAGAAGACCGAGCCAGTCGCCAAGAGTGGGAAGACACTTACGTCAAAGGTTTAGATCTCCTTGGGTTTCAATACGAAGATAGAGACAGACCTTTCCCGGGCGCATCAGGGGTAACTCACCCGATGCTCGCCGAAGCGGTAACTCAGTTCCAAGCACAAGCATTTAAAGAATTACTACCCAGCAAAGGACCGGTCAAAGCACAGGTCATGGGCGCAGCGACCCCGGACGTAGAACTACAAGCCAGTCGGGTCCAAGACTTTATGAACTATCAGATCACGACCGAGATGGAAGAGTACACACCAGAGATGGATCAGTTACTGTTCTATCTACCGCTCGCCGGATCAGCGTTCAAGAAAGTTTATTACGACACCATGAAACAAAGACCGTGCAGTAACTTCGTGCCGGTCGACGACTTAGTGGTTCCGTATTCAGTCAGCGATCTGAATACGTGTGAAAGAATTACGCACATCGTAAAGATGTCGCACAACGAAGTTAGAGCACAGCAGATCAGCGGCGCGTACTTAGACGTCGAAATCAAACCTTCGTATGTCGGGGCGTCCGATACCCAAGATAAAGAGGACGAACTAGAAGGTATCGACGGTACATCGGACATGATGTACGAACTGTTAGAGTTTCATGTATTGATGGACTTGCCGGGATTCGAAGATCCAGACGGCATGCACCTACCGTACATCATTACGGTAGACAGCACTTCATCGAAAGTATTGTCGATTCGTAGGAACTATCGTGCAGACGATCCTATGAAACAGAAGATTCAATACTTCGTACATTACAAGTTCTTGCCGGGCCTTGGGTTTTATGGCTTTGGTCTTATCCACATGATCGGCGGACTATCGAGGACTGCCACAGCTGCGCTTAGACAATTAGTTGACGCTGGAACTCTCTCCAATTTACCAGCGGGTTTTAAGGCACGTGGTTTAAGGATCCGCGACGATGAGACTCCCCTAGAGCCCGGCGAGTTCAGAGATGTCGACGCTCCGGGCGGCGCACTTAGAGATTCACTGATACCGCTACCGTACAAAGAACCATCAGGCACTTTGTTTCAGCTACTAGGCTTTTGTGTCGAAGCTGGTCAAAGGTTTGCCTCGGTTACTAATCTAAACATCGGCGAAGGTAATCAAGAGCTACCGGTCGGCACGACTATGGCACTCTTAGAACAAGGCACAAGAATTATGTCGGCAGTGCACAAACGTTTGCACTACGCACAAAAAACAGAATTTAAAATACTAGCACGACTATTTGCGGAAACTCTTCCCCCTGAGTATCCGTACATGGTCGTCGGCGGCGATCAAAGTATTAAACAAACCGATTTCGATGAACGCGTTGACGTGATACCTGTCAGCGATCCAAACTTCTTTTCTATGTCGCAGCGTATCTCGCTCGCGCAACAAGAACTACAATTAGTACAAAGCAATCCGCAGATACACAACATCAAAGAAGCGTACCGTAGAATGTATCAAGCACTCGGCACAGAAAACGTCGAAGCATTATTTCAACCCGATCCACCACCACCCGTTCCTGTGGATCCAGCAATAGAGAACAGCGGTATGCTCATGGGTATGCCAGCTACCGCTTTTCCTGAACAAGATCACGCAACGCACATCGAAGTGCACTTAGCTTTCTTAGAAAACAAATACGTGCAAGCCAACCCGGCTACCGTATCGTTGATGGTCAGCCATGTGCTACAACACGTATCGCTCATGGCACAAATGCAAGCCGAACAAGAACTGGCTATGCAGATGGAGCAAAACCCAGAACTGGCCATGCAGATGCAACAACAAGAGATGATGAACCAGCAGGCGATGGCCCAAGGACAACCGCCCATGCCAAACCCGATGCTAGAAAACATGAAAGCGCAAACAGAATTAGAACTTATGCAACAGTTAATGCCTAGACTGGACGAGATACTTAAAGTAGACTCCGATCCTATAGCAGAACTGAAAGCACAAGAACTACAAATAAGAGCACAAGAAAACCAAGACGATAAAGAAATAGCAGAAAAACGTTTAGAAATTGACGAAGAAAAGATAAAATCGCAAGAAGACATCGCTGCCATGAAGATACAAGCTGATCGGGAGCGCAATAGCGGAGGCTAAAATAGACGAACTTAATTTCGCGCAAATGGTTCAGCGCGCCATCTCTTCAAAGGAAGAGCAGATAAAAGAGATAATGCTGTCAGGTTCAATCGAATCACACGAACAGTACCAAAATCTTGTCGGTCAAGTGCAAGCTTTAAATTTCGTACGCGAAGAAGTTAGAAACCTTTTAAAGAAAATGGAGACGTTCGATGACGAAGACGACACTTGAAGAGCAATGGGCTGAGAAGAAGCAAGGCAAATTGCCACTCGAAGAAATATACGAAAGCGGAAAGAAAGAAACCGATCCGCAAACACTAAATCCAGAAAAGATAACAGATAGTGCTTTGAACCAATTACCAACGCCAACAGGCTGGCGTATCATGGTGTTGCCGTATCAAGGCAAAAAAGTTAGCGACGGTGGGATCCACCTTGTTAGCAAAGCACTCGAAAGACAACAAGCCGCTACGGTGTTGGGCTATGTTTTAAAAACAGGTCCGCTCGCGTACGACGGCGAGAGATTCTCTAAAACAGGTCCATGGTGTAAGGAAGGAGACTGGGTACTCTACGCGAGATACGCAGGCTCTAGAATTGACATCGATGGTGGAGAAATCAAGATACTAAACGATGATGAAATCATCGCAACGGTATCTGATCCTGAAGCAATCATACACAACTTTTAAACATGGAGAGGACCATGCCAGACGATAAATTTTCAAACCTAAGTCAAGCAGACGAAATGGTACCTATGGATACAGAAGGCGACGGAGTAGAAATAGCATTACCAGAAGAAGCTGCTGACGAACCAGCTGCCGTAGTTGAGGAAGTGCAAGAAGAAGCTGCACAACCTGAAGTATCAGCTGCCGAACAAGAACAAGAAGAATATAGCAAAGGCGTACAAAAACGAATCGACAAACTAACAGCGAAACTAAGAGAAGCAGAACGTAGAGAGCAAGCGGCAACAGAGTTTGCTAACAACGTAAAGCTAGAAAACGATACTCTAAAAACAAGAACACAAGAACTAGATACCGATTTCATTAAAGCAGAAGCGGACAGAATTACCGCAGAAACAGAAAAAGCAAAAGCCGATTTAAGAAAAGCTAACGAAGAATCTGATATAGATAAACAGACCGAAGCGCAACAAAAGCTAGCTGCACTAGCAGCCGACGCACAACGCGTAGAAGGTTTAAACAAGGAAAGGGAAGCTGCAAAACCCGTTGAGGCAGAGCAAGCCCCTACAACTCAAACCCCCACATACGAGCAACCTCAGTATCCAGACCCTGATCCAAAGGCGGAATCGTGGGCAGA